ATGGCGGAGATGACGATGTTGCTCCTAAAAGCGGTAAAGGCAAGACTCATGCTAAAGGTGAAACAGCGGCTGAAAAGAAAGACAAAGCTCCAGCACAGAAGTTTTCTCCTAAGAGTGCAGGAACTAGTGGTATGAAGGACGGAGTTAAGTTTGACAACAGAAAGAAAGAATCTATCGGTGAAGCCAGTGAAGCACAGAAAGCTGCTCGTGAAAAGTTTATGAGCATGGTCAAAGGTAAAAAATCTAAGAAAGATACAGAAGTCAAAGAAAGCACAGAAAGTATGCCGTCCAAAGCGCACATTGCTAAAATGTGCAAAGATGGAAAAACCACAGCAGAAATTTGCAAGATGCACCCAGACTGTGACCAATCTAAATTAAAAGAAATGATTAAAGATTGTAAAAGCATGCAAGTCAAAGAAGGTGCTAAACCTGATTTCTTAGATGTAGATAAAGATGGTGACAAGAAAGAGCCAATGAAGAAAGCAGTTGCTGATAAGAAGAAAGCTACTGAAAGTAAAATGATGCCAACAGGCAAAAAGCGTCCTGTCAAAGAAAGCGTTGAACAACGTTTATCATTTAAACAGATGGTACAATTGGTTCAAGAAAGTGGCGGACAACAACAGATTGATGCTGTAGATAAGGCACTGTTTACTTGGGCTGAACGTGTTGCTAAAGCCAAACTGGGCGAAGGTATGAAAGCAGAAGTGTTTGCTGGATTAATCTATGAGCGCAATGGTGGGACCTTTGAAATGTACGATGTACTAAGTGAAGCAAGAAAGTAATCTAACCAATTACTAATAAAAAGCCAGTTATGTATTGACTGGCTTTTTTTACGGCTGTATAATAGTACTTTAAGGGAGATATCTATGTCTACAAGAATGTACGGTCCGGAAGAAAAAGCCAAATTAGAAAGATTAATCAACGAAGGCGGCAATGTGCTGCGTGAGATTGAAGATCTAAGCGAAGGCTTAAAAGAAACTGTCAAAGCAGTTGCAGAAGAATTACAGATCAAACCTAGTGTTATCAATAAAGCAATTAAAATTGCTCACAAAGATAACTGGAAAGATCACGAACAAGAATGGAACGACGTTGAAATGATTCTCGGGGTTGCCAAGCGTTTGCCTGAATGATTGAATTATTCAGTAACACATACAATTGGGCAAGACACGATTTTCAAGAGTGGCCTTTAAGGTTTTTCTTAGAAATTACTGCTTGGTTCTTGAGTATTAGCTGCGCGGTATGGATGGGTATGACATTGCCTAATCCGCCGTTCCTAATTTTATATCCGTTATTCATTACACAATGCGCTATCTTTGGTTGGTCGGCCTGGACTCGGCGTAGTACAGGCATGGTTGCAAATTATATACTGTTAGTCACTATTGATGCAATAGCATTAATTCGCTTGATAAGTATGTAAGAGAAAGGTTTGATCAGCCAAAAATGATCATACAGGTATTTGTGAGCCTAAAAATCACATAAGGAGAATAATGAGTTACGTAGACGCTTTCTATGACAGAGAGCAGGATATGATTCGTGTTGTTGAACGAAACGACAAAGGTGAACGAATCTTTAAAGAACATCCTGCCCGTCATGTATTTTATTACCCAGACACCAAGGGTAAATATCAATCCATCAAGGGTGAACCATTAACCCGTGTAAGTTCTAAGAATGTCAAAGAACATCGCAAAGAACTTGCTATCTACAGTGGTAAGAAACTGTATGAATCAGATATCAATCCCATTTATCGTTGTCTAGAAGATAACTATCTTAATCAAGATGCACCTAAGTTAAATGTAGCTTTCTGGGACATTGAGGTAGATTTTGATCCAGAGCGTGGCTATGCAAGTCCAGACGATGCATTTATGCCTATTACTGCGATTGCTATCTATCTACAATGGATGGAAACAATGGTATGCTTGGCCATTCCTCCTAAGACCCTGTCTATGGAAGAAGCCAAACGAGCTGTTGAAGAATTCCCCAATACTATGCTGTTTGATAACGAAGCAGATATGTTAGATACATTCTTAGACCTAATACAAGATGCAGATATTTTAAGTGGCTGGAACAGTGAAGGCTTTGATATGCCTTATACTGTTAATCGCATTATCAAGGTCCTAAGCAAGGAAGACACTCGCAGACTTTGCCTGTGGAATCAATTTCCAAAGAAACGCGAGTACGAAAAGTATGGAAAAGCGGCTGTTACCTATGACCTTATTGGTCGTGTTCATTTGGACAGTCTCGAGTTGTACCGCAAGTATACCTATGAAGAGCGTCACACATACCGATTAGATGCAATTGGAGAAATGGAGATAGGTGAAAACAAGACTGTATATGAAGGCACACTTGATCAACTGTATAACAATGACTTTAAAACATTCATTGCCTACAACAGACAAGACACTGCACTACTAGACAAACTTGATAAAAAACTAAAATTCTTAGATCTTGCAAACACACTAGCACACGAGTGTACTGTATTGCTACAGACTACAATGGGTGCGGTTGCTGTTACAGAACAAGCTATTGTAAACGAAGCTCACCGACGAGGAATGATAGTTCCTAATCGTGTACAACGTGAAGAAGGTTTTACTAATCAAGCTGCTGGCGCGTATGTTGCCTATCCCAAAAAAGGTATTCACGAATGGATCGGTTCGTTAGATATTAACTCATTGTATCCTAGTGCAATTCGTGCGTTGAATATGGGTCCTGAGACTATTGTCGGGCAGTTACGTCAAGACGGTACTAAGGACTATATTGCAGCCCAGCTAGGTAAGGGTAAGAGCTTTGCTGCCGCTTGGGAAGGTATGTTCGGTGCTGTTGAATATACCAGTGTAATGAATAAAGAAGTTGGTCGTGAAATTACTATTGACTGGGAGAACGGTGGTAGTGATACACTGTCGGCAGCACAATGTTACGATCTAATCTTTGACAGCAATCAGCCTTGGATGATCTCAGCGAACGGCACTATCTTTACCTATGAAACAGAAGGAATTATTCCTGGACTGTTAAAGCGTTGGTATGCCGACCGTAAAGAGATGCAGGCTAAACTAAAGGAATGTATTGCTGCTGGCAACAAGATTGAAGAAGAATATTGGGACAAGCGACAGTTGGTTAAGAAGATTAACTTGAACAGCTTGTACGGTGCGATTCTTAATCCAGGATGCCGTTTCTTTGATAACCGCATTGGACAATCAACTACGCTAACTGGTCGTGCTATTGCACAACACATGGCTGGTAAAGTAAACGAAATTATAACAGGAGAATTTAATCACACAGGTAAGGCAATTATCTATGGTGATAGTGTAACTGGCGATACTATGATTCTTACCAAAGATGGGGATATTACCATAAAACAACTGTTCGATCGATGTTTAGAGCATTCGATAGTGGGCGACAAGGAGTATGGAGTCTTAAGTCCAGATAAGGTAATGGGGTTTAATTCTTTTGAGGATAGTACTGTAATGGCTATCCCGTCGTATGTCATGAGACATAAAACTAAAAAACGTCTTTATCAAATAAACTTACAAAATGGTAAAAGTGTCAAAGTTACAGAAGATCATAGTATTATGGTCGATCGAGACGGATTTTTGATAGAAGTTAGACCAACTGAGATACGCGATACTGATCTGTTTATCTGTCTCAAGAGATAAATATATGGAGATAGGAGAAGCTCCGTATGATTATTTGTAAAGAATGTGGATTTGCCGGCAATAGATTACAATGGACTCATTTTAAATATAATTGCTCGGGACGATTCAAAAACGGTAAAGAATATCAGCTAGAATACCCTGGGGAATTGCTTGTTGATCCAAGTTTATCTAAAAAAACCGCAGTTACGTTAGATAACTTAAAAAAGAAATACGGCGATATCGAAGGCGATATTAAGTGGCAAGAGTATAAAAATAAACAAGCATATTCTAATTCATTTGAATACAAAAAAAATAAATTGGGGTGGAGTGAAGATCAATTTACAGAATACAACAAAAGTAGGGCAATAACTTTAAAAAATATGATTGCTGCACACGGAGAAATCAATGGAATAGAAAAATGGGGGGAATATTGTGATCGGCAACGATATACAAATACTAAAAACTACTTTATTGAGAAATATGGCAATGTTGCCGGAACTAACAAATATTTAGAAGTTAACAAACAGAAGGCCTCTAATAATCCTAAATTACTAGCAGAAAAACTTTCTATAACTATAGATCAAGCAGTTGACCTCATATGCAGTAGATCATCATTACGATACAACAGTAATGTAGAAAAAGAGTTTATAAAATTGATCGAATCACAACTCGGACCGCTTGATCATAGCTCGCTAAAATCTCCGTTCGGTAAATGGTGTCACGATTTAGACAAATATGTTGTATATGATATCCAACATAAAGATTGTATAATAGAATTTAACGGAGACTATTGGCATGCTAATCCAGCATTTTATTCCAATAAAGACACGATTCGAGGTAGACCTGTATACGATATCTGGAATGCAGAGTTAAAAAAGATTAACCTAGCTAAGGATTTAGGATACCGAGTTTTAGTAGTTTGGGAAAGCAATTATAATGCCGATAAATTTAAAACTGTAAAGGAAGTGATAAAATGGATATTGAACGAACAATCGTAGAATCAGTAGTGTGTTTAGGAGAGATTGACGACTATGTGTACGACATAAGCATAGATGACCAAGACCCTTTATTTTTTGGTAATGACATACTACTACATAATACAGACTCCTGTTATTTCTCAGCATACAATACGCTGAGAAAAGAAATCGATGCTGGACATTTGTCTTGGACTCGAGATAGTGTGATTGAACTTTACGATACCATAGGAGAAGAAGTAAATGGAACATTCCCCAAGTTTATGCAAGATGCTTTCCACGTGCCGAAAACACGAGGAGAAGTCATTAAGGCAGGACGAGAAATTGTGGCCTCGAAAGGTCTGTTTATTACTAAGAAGCGCTACGCAGTCTTGTACTACGATAAAGAAGGCAAACGAGCAGACAAGGACGGTGCAGGTGGCAAGATCAAGGCCATGGGGCTCGACCTCAAGCGTTCAGATACCCCGGTTGTTATCCAAGAGTTTTTGAGCAATGTTCTTACTCGAGTGCTAGATGGGGAAGCTAAAGAAAGTGTACTAGAATACATTACTGAATTCCGTACTGAGTTCAAAATCCGACCTGGCTGGGAGAAAGGCAGTCCGAAACGTGCCAACAACATCTCACAGTATCGTGACAAGGAAAAGAAAGCAGGTAAGATCAACATGCCCGGACACGTTCGAGCAAGTCTTAACTGGAACACTTTGAAACGAATGAATGCTGACAAGTACAGCATGAACATTATAGACGGTGGAAAAGTTATTGTCTGTAAGGTCAAAGACAATCCACTAGGATACACATCAGTAGCATACCCTGTAGATGAATTACGATTACCACAATGGTTTAAAGACTTGCCATTTAATGATGCAGAAATGGAAAATGCAGTTATTGATGAAAAGTTAGGAAACTTAATTGGTGTACTGGAATGGGACATCAGTAGTACCCGTAGTGATAATAACTTTAACAAGTTATTCGACTTTGAGTAAATTGCGGTTGCTTTTTACACAAAACCTAAATATAATTAAACATAACCGGAGAAATCTAAATGAAAGATATTTTACAAGACATTGTGTCACATACACAAAACTTAGGCTTCCTTACAACTGTTAAAGTTACAGGAACAGAAAAAGGTACAACTATTAACTCTATGGCAGACGACCGTTCAGTTATCATGGACGCAGAAACTGCTAATCCATATGCAGACATGATTGGTGTTTTTGGTATGCCACAACTTAACAAATTGAAATACTTGTTGGATGGTGATGAGTACAAAGAGCATGCTAAGATCACTGTTACTACAGCGCAACGCAATGGTGTAGATACACTGGTAGGATTGCACTTTGAAAACAAAGATGGTGACTTTAAAAATGACTATCGTTTCATGGGCACTGATGTCATTAACGAAAAGATGAAAACTGTTAAATTCCGCGGAGTCAAGTGGGATGTGGAAATTGAACCAAGTGTCATGGCGGTACAACGCTTCAACTTCCAAGCTGGCGCTAATAACGAACATCCTACATTCCTTGCTAAAACTGATAACGGCAACTTAAAGTTTATCTTTGGCGATGCAAGTACACACGGTGGTGAGTTTATCTTTGCACAAGGTGTTACCGGTAAGTTGGATCGTGGCTGGACTTGGCCTATTGTGCCAATCTTGAGTATTCTTAAGATTGCAGATGTTAACACCACTAAGATGTCTCTGAGTAATGAAGGTGCTATTCAAATCACTCTTAATAGCGGACTTGCCACTTACAAATATATCATTCCAGCTCAGGCGGCCTAAATGTGAGTGAGGAAACTCGTGCTAAAATGAGTGCGGCACAAAAAGGAAAGAAAATGTCCGACTTGCAAAAAGAAAAAATAAGTGCTACACTTAAAGGTAGAGTGATGTCCGAGGAAACTAAAAAGAAAATGTCAGAGTCAAGAAAAAAATTATGGGAACAAAAACGAAATGAAAAGTAATCCACCATTAGATTTAACCGCAGGAGTTCGCGATACAGCAATTTTTTTACCAGCTATCTCCTCTTTTTATAGCACATACATTGCTAAACAACGATTAGAAGAATTTATTCCTAAAGATCGTATTCCCGCAGGCTTTGATCGTGGAGTAGAAGGTATGAACTTTCTGAACCCCGAACAAGGTTATTTTTACTACAAATACGGATTATACTCTGCAGGTCACGCACAATTAGACTTGAACAAAAGTCTAACACAAGAGTCTATGATCCAACAGCGTGATCGTAACGCTACAATGATTTTAGGTGACTCCGGTGGTTACCAAATTGGTAAAGGTGTTCTTAAATTTGATTGGTTAGACTTTGAAGGTGTAGAAGCTACAAAGACTCGTCAAAAGATTCTCGAGTGGCTAGAACTAACTGCTGACTGGTCAATGATGTTAGACGTTCCTACTTGGGCCTGTGACCATATCCACAGTCCAAAGACAGGATTAAAAACATTTGAAGACTGCCTAGAAAAGACTCAATACAACAATGACTATTTTTTACAAAATCGCCTAGGTCAAACTAAGTGGCTAAATGTGCTACAAGGTGGTGACTGGGATACTGCGGAAAAGTGGTACGACGGTGTTAAAGAGTTTAGCGATCCTAAAGGCAAGTATGCTGGCAGAGAAGCAGAAGGTTGGGCTATGGGTGGTGCTAACATGTGTAAGATGGACATTACACTGAAACGCCTAATAACCTTACGTGAAGATGGTTTATTAGAAGGCAAGAATTGGATGCACTTCTTGGGTACTGCCCAATTAGATTGGTCATGTTATTTGACTCTTATCCAACGACAAGTACGCAAGCATATCAATCCAGAGCTTACAATCAGCTTTGACTGTGCGAGTCCTTTTATTGCTACTGCTCACGGACTAGTCTATACTAATGCACAACACACTAACAAGCGTTGGTCAGTGATTATGGACAAGGCTCCTGATAATAAAGCATTGGCAGAAAGCGATATTCCGTTTCCGTTTGTCAGCGAATACGCAAGTCGTTTGACAATGGGAGATATCTGTCACTATGCTCCAGGCATGTTAAACAAGATTGGCAAAGAAGGTAAGACTAGTTGGGATAGTTTTGCATATGCACTAATGATGGGGCATAACGTAGAATGCCATATTGTTGCGGTACAACGTGCTCAACAGTTAATGGACATCGAAACTACTAAACATAAACCCAATTGGCGGATGAAAGGAATTGAAGGTAAGAAAGAAATTGAGTATAGTGATTGGGTTCCTAATAGAATCTTATACTTTGCTGGATTTGTCGAAGAGCTGTTTAATACCAAAACTAAAGCAGAAGCATTTCAATTGATCTCTGATGCTGCTGGATTCTTAAAGACATTAGAGGGGTCTAGACTGCAAGGTGGGCCTGCTCAAAATACATTTGGTAACTTGTTTGAAGTTGAGGAAGTTCGACAAGACGAAATTGACTTTGCTAATCCAGATGATAACGAACTACGTGCATTAGAAGAAGAAATTGTTAGCAAATAAAAGGAGCCTGTTATGTATGAAGTTAGAATTAAACATCTTGAAGAAGCACATCGTTTTTTAGATACTCAAATTGATAAGTTAATACTTAACGGGCAATTTGAAGACATTAAAGTAATCGAAATGAAGAAGAAAAAGTTGACTTTAAAAGATAATATTGCTATACTTAAACACAAGCAAGAAGAATACGAAGTTCAACAACTACTGAAACAAGGCCTCGAAGAATGAATAGAGATTACATCTCAGGTACCGCAGACAACATAACACTATTTACAGGAGTAGAAGTTGAACATACTCCTGCATTTGGATTAAAAACGTTGTTTGTAACAGGTCTCTATAACATTGATCAAATTGAAACAATATATATTACTGAAAATTGTCAGCATATTTTCTTTGGTGCTAATCATAGTTTTAGTCCTAGTTTAAATCTTCCTGAAGATGTAAGACAATGGGAGCAATGGGATAATATGATTATGTATTTTTTGCATAAGGATATCCTGTGTAGTCTAGATATTCCTCTAAGTCATGCAGAAATGTTTTTAGAAGGACCTATGGTAGAGTGTAATAATTTTATTCCGCAGATACGAGTACCACTTCCGTATGCTAAACAATGGAACTACAACACTATGATTAAAATTGATGATAAAGATTTTAAGGCAACTAATCCCGGTGTGTGGTCACACAGTCTGCACACACTGATGGATCGCAGTAAGTTCACAGACTGGTCACAATACAAGAATGATGAGATTGTAAAATGAGTAATTACGGATATGCTATTAGTTCAACCCAATCAATGGGCATTGCTAGACCAAACAGAAGGAAAGAAAAAGTGAAACTGACATTAAAACAACGTATCAGAAACTGGGTATTAGACGATGGATTAGAGCGAGCCGATATCTGTGTGCAGGATAATGACGCTGATCGATTCTCTAGCGAGGGTATGAGGTTGCAGGTATATAGAGCCAGTGGTGGATTTGTCGTTGAGACTCGCAGTTACGATCGTAAGAAAGATCAAAATAACAACACCATGCATGTGATCACTGATGAAGAAGACCTCGGTGAACAAATTGGTAAAATTATTATGATGGAGACATTGAGAGCATGAACACACATATCCAAAACTGCGCATATAAAGCAACACACAGCCTGTGTGGAGCAGTAATTGAAGAATATTTTGGTCTCGCAAGTAACGGTCCGATCTCATTAAAGAAGGTATAATTATGAAATTATCAAGAGTTTCGATTATTAAAAATAATATCAGTGTTGGAACTAAAATCCCAACAACTACAAATGATGCACAAGTAGGACAATGGGCCGATAGTGTGATAGAAAGCAACGGACATACTATTGATAAAAATGGACTAGTTGACTTACCTGAATATGGGATTGATAATAAAACTCGAAAAAAGAGTAGCAAAGCACATCACACTGTTGGGTCAATGACCATTAAGAATATTACTGATACCAAAAATTGGGCAGAGACTAGGTATTATGCTAAGTCACAAAATCAAAATCAAATAACATACGATACTAACTTCTTAGAAGTATCAAAAGTTAAGATTATTGATATGGCTATTGATATTATCCAAGAAAATCTTAAAGATGGATACGAAGATTGCAGAAATCAATTAGTAGGCGGTTGTAGAAAAAAAGAGATTAAATCTAGTAACGGATGGGTGGTATTAGATGGGTACGGACATCCAAACTCCTATCGAATGAGAATTACAAATAAAGCTATGAAAAAAATACATAACATTTCGGGCTCAAGAGACACAATGAAAGCATTATTCGAGGAAGCGTCATGATTATTAAACAAGACATCCGTCCTAGTAAAATGATTTGGGTTACCTTCCAAAAAGAAGGAATGCACAAATATCCGGCAGCACTTACAGATCCTACGCTTGCTACAGGTGATGAATATGATGTAAGTTTCTTAGGCTATCCGCATCGTCATATTTTCCACTTTAAAGTTTGGATTGGTGTCACACACGATGATCGCGATATCGAGTTCATTCAGTTTAAACGATGGTTGCTAAATCTTTATAAAGATGCTATACTTAGTTTAGACTTTAAGAGTTGCGAGATGATGTCACAAGATTTATATGACAGCATTTCACAGAAATATCCGAACAGAGAAGTTTGGATTGAGGTCTCCGAAGACGGAGAAAATGGTTCATTTGTTAAGTATTAAAAGGAAAGCTATAATGGCTAAGAATTACAGAGATATTGATTATTTCGGCACACGCCCAGATGTTGTAAAAGTTTGGGAAGATCTAGAAGCGTATTACGAGTGGTGTCGTATCGAACTGCGAGAGTTTGATCCTTCCGAAATGTATCGTAAAGATGCTCCTAACTACGGTGCATTCCTGTATGCAAAACGTCCGAGACGTCCATATATGGGTAATAAGCCAAAATGGGATAACAATAACAACGGTCGCCGCAATGAGCAACGTTTTTCTCGTTGATATAGAGGCGGTTGAGTCTAGGTACACGGGACAGTGGCAGTCTCATGTGCCTAGTCTCTTACGAAAGGAAGGACACAATGTTCATATCATATCAGGTCCTACGGACATACCTAGTGCTACCACTCCAGGAGCGTTTCTCAACTTTGGTGGCACTAATATATACAAGGCTAGTCAAGTTGAAAGAATGGGTCGATTATTTTGCGATGGACGCATTTCAGCTGGCGACCATTTTATTTTTACTGATGCTTGGCATCCAGGAATCATAAACTTAAAGTACATGAGTGAGTTACTGGGCATTCCGATAATTATCCACGGCCTATGGCATGCGGGCAGTTATGATCCTCAAGATTTCCTTGGACGTCTTGTTGGTAATAAGCCTTGGGTTAGACACGCTGAGAAAAGTTTCTTTCATGCGTTCGATCATAACTATTTTGCTACGAATTTTCATATCGATATGTTTCGTAACAATTTGTTAGAGGTTAACTTAGGTACAGTTTATAACTATAAAGTTTCTAAGAAGATTGTCCAGACTGGGTGGCCCATGGAGTATATGGAAGATACATTGACTATGTATAAGAACATGCCAAAGCGTGACCTTATACTGTTCCCTCATCGCATAGCGCCAGAGAAACAAGTAGATATCTTTCGTGACTTAGCTATGCACTTGCCTCAGTATGAGTTTGTTGTATGTCAGGATCAACAGCTGACAAAGAATGAATACCATAATCTGCTAGGACAATCTAAGATTGTGTTTAGTGCAAACTTGCAAGAAACGTTAGGCATTAGTTGGTATGAAGGTGCATTAGTGGGCGCTGTTCCAATGATGCCAGATAGACTGAGCTACAGCGAAATGGCATTTGATACTTTCAAGTATCCGAGCGAATGGACTGATACTTGGGAGAACTATAATATCCATAGACAAGAAATCTGCTACAAGATTATACAGTACATGGAAAATTACGAAAAGTTTTTACCCAGCCTAAATAAACAAGTAGATGCATTAACTGAACATTATTTTAGTTGCAATAAACTATTAGAGATGCTAAAATAAAACTATACAGGCAATCCACTGCCTCAACATCGGAGAAATATATTGACACAATTGAATTATAGAGAAGAAGACGGAAGACCGCTAAGCCAGGTCATTCGCGAAAGACTCAAGAACGGTAACAAACGATTCTGGGCTGGCGACAACATTAGCGAGTACATCAGCGATGTTGAAAAAAATATGCTGATCACAGAAGCTGCTACCGCATTTGAAGGTGTGCTCGATGCCTTGCTGATTGATCGAGAAACAGATCCTAACTCAAAAGGTACGGCCAAGCGATTGGCCAAAATGTACTACAACGAAATAATGGAGGGTAGATATGTTCCAGCACCGGACGTCACAGCGTTTCCAAATGATTCAGCAGACCGTTACGAAGGTATGTTGGTTGTACGTAGTGAGTTGCGTAGTATGTGTTCACATCATCACCAGCCTGTTAGCGGTGTTGCTTATATTGGTATCATCGCCGCCAGCAAACTTATTGGACTTAGCAAGTATACTCGTATTGCTCAGTGGTGTGCTCGCCGTGGTACATTACAGGAAGAACTGTGTAACAACATAGCAAGAGAAATTAGTAAAGCTACTGATTCAGAAAACGTAGGTGTATACTTAGAGGCGGAACATGGGTGTTGCCTCAATAGGGGCATAATGGCGCACTCAAGTCTAACACAGACCACAGTGCTTAGAGGTGCTTTCAAAGATGACGCTACCACAAAGAAAGAGTTCTTTGACAACATTGCACTACAATCAAGGAACGGCAAGTAGCCCAAATCCGTTTTCTTTCCAAGTTTTAGTTGGATTGATATTTAAGTGATCGATCTTTTTGCTTGCTCTGCCATTTGTTGTAGGGCAAGCATCAAGATTGTTGTAGATAGTATTTAGAGTCCATTCAGGAATGCCTACTGTTTTTTGTATTTCTTTTTTAGTTTTAAATATACCATTAGGTGTAATAAACTTATCTTTAAGAATTCTTGGAGTAATATTATCTTTTGCGGCACGATTTGCTTTTCTTGTGGCAATACATTGTTTTACTACTTCTGGGTCTTTCATAGGATTATCAGTAATCATACGCTGACGAACTTGTTCAACGATTCTAGGAGTAGCAAAAATGTTGTCCTTACCAGACTTGTATCTTGGACCATTGTATCTACTACTTTTATTAAAGAATCCGTAGGCGTGCCGCATTTTGATTTCAGCATTTTTAGTAAGTTGCATTTTGATTAGCAAACAATGACAGACCCTGTGTTCTTTAAAAGTCAGCACAACAAGATTGGTAACGGAGTCAGTTCCTCCGATACATCGAGGAACAATATGATGCCGTTGATATCCGTCGTGGCGTTGTTTGATGTGATTTCGTTCTATTGCTCGATTGATTATTCGATAATAGATTTTGGTATATTTGTTATCTATAAATATCATTGCTGACATAGCCTTTTTATGTTAGAGCCAGTGGATGTTGACGCATCGCGATTGGCACTTTTATTTATCAAACAACATTGACAAATCTAAATACTTGTTGTATAATATAAACATTATCAAAAGGGATGTTGCGACAAATGAACGAACGAATTAAACAACTTGCTGAACAGGCTTTTGTAATCACTACTGATGGTAAGATTGGTCATGTTAACAATTATATGGTAGAACAGTTCGACGAGTTGATTGTGAGGGAATGTGTCAACCGTGAAGAATTGCTGAGTGCTATTGCTCGCGGTTGGTGTAGTGAAAAGAACTCGCACAAAATTATGGATTCAGATTTGGCTTTGGCTATATTTGATGAAGTAGAACAACAGATCAAACAACATTTCGGAGTTAAAGAATGACCCAAACTACTGTGCTTAAAGGTGCGTTTAATAAAGATCCAGGTACAAAGAAAGAGTTCTTTGATACGTTGAGTCTTCAAGAATCCAATAAGCGATAAGTGAATTGCTTCTTTAGCAAATATGGAGACACGTAAATGAAATGGTTTCTTGATTTTTTAGATAGGCTGGGTCGTAAACGTATAATTATGGATCGAGTGAGCAACGAGCCGTTGTTAACACGTTATTATCTTTTTCTAAAAGATCGAAAGCATTTTCCGTTTAATGTATTTCTACACAAGTTCCATAAAGGTGATCCAGATGATATTCACGATCATCCATGGAGTTATTTTACTTTAATTTTAAAAGGTGGCTATTATGAATGGATTCCAGAATTTAATCCAGATGGTTCAAAAAGTTGCGAGATTCGTAAGTGGCGTGGACCCGGTCATTTTCGCATGTCTAGCCCTACTAGTTATCATCGCATTGAATTAAAAGAAGAAATAACTCCTTGGACATTGTTTATGCCAGGTCCCCACAAACGAGAATGGGGATTTCTAGTAAATGATGAATGGATTCAAAATGAATATTATTTAACAACTCGCAAAGAACAAAATGAACAAACTCATAATTAATGACAGAAAATTTAAAGGTTTAGTTTCTACTATCTGTAGAGAAATTGCCGCAGATAATTGGCGGCCTGACTACGTAGTAGGAATTACTCGAGGCGGCCTATTGCCTGCTGTAATGATTAGTCATTGGCTAGATGTACCTATGTATGCGCTAGGTGTTAGTTTAAGAGATAACGACTCCGATATAGGTCCAGAAAGTAATCTCTGGATGGCAGAGGATGCATTTGGATATAGCCATCACGATCCTATGATAGCCGGCGATGGTCGTAAGAAAATTCTTATTGTGGATGATATCAATGATCAAGGCTCTACAATCAATTGGATTATAAATGATTGGCAAAGTAGCTGTTTCCCAGATGATCCACGGTGGCAGGAAATTTGGAATAACAATGTAAAGTTTGCAGTTGTTGTTGATAATCTTTCTAGCTGTGCTGAAGTAAAAATGGACTTCTGTGGCATAGAGGTTAACAAAGCAGAAAACGATGTTTGGATTGAATTTCCTTATGAAGAATGGTGGGCTAAATGAGTACTACTATTAATAGATATAGCGAAACTTGCAAAGTTAGACAGGTTACTAGTAATCGAATAGTTGATGCCGAAGTAATGAACTTTGCAGAGAGCAGAAACTTAACTGTGGTCATGAACAAAAGTGTTAAACTATTGATGTTATGGAATGGTAAAGTATACGAAGGGCGTATGGCAGGAATGGACTTTGAAAGTAACGGACCTACTATAATAAAAACTCAATCTAACTCAAGAGGATTTTAAATGACACGATGGACAGTTACTTTAGAAGAAGATCCAGAAACAGGCGATTGTGTATTACCGTTTTCGGAAGATATGCTAGCGCAAGTAGGATGGAAAGAAGGAGACGTCATTGTTTGGAAAATACAAGAAGACGGCAGTTGCATTTTAGAAAAGAAGAGTGTATAATAAAATATGAGCAAAATTAAAATAGCAGAGCTGTTTTACAGCATTCAAGGTGTAATATTTTTAACTAAAACTCCTCGCTCTGTATAAATACATTACACAGGAGAAGCGATATGTTAGAAAGTAAATCATTAAACAGCAAAGAACGATCAATTAAGCGTAGATTAAGAACAAACTTAATAAAAAATTACGGAATTAATGCAGATCAATATGATGCGATGTTAAAAGAGCAAAATAATTTATGTGCTATATGTAATAATGAAGAAATGTGCGATAGATTACTTGCAGTAGACCATTGTCATACATCAAAAAAAGTAAGAGGACTATTGTGTACAAATTGTAATATGGCATTAGGAAAATTTCAAGACAACATAAATTATCTTAAAAAAGCCGTAGAATATATGGAAAAAAATTATAACGTGCCAGAGGCAGAAGATAGTATTATAAGAATAGATCACAATGATCGGCCAAATTGGAAAATGCTTGTAACTACCCCCGATGGATTATTTCCATCATTGCAACATGCCGGAGAGTTTTATAAAACACATCACACTACAGTTAGAAGTTGGTGTATGCCAGATAGTAAATGGAAAAAAGAAGGATTTACTTGTGAAAAAATCTTTATATCATTAAATCAATTAAAGGAATATGTAAATGTCAAAAATAAAAATTGCCGAGTTATTTTACTCGTTGCAAGGAGAAGGCCGATTTATGGGGGTTCCCAGCGTGTTCCTTAGAACTTTTGGCTGCAATTTTTCTTGTAGAGGATTTGGTATGCCACGTGGAGAACTGAGTACTGAAGTTGATGATATTGCAGAAGTTGTACATATGTTTAACAAGTACGAAGATCTCCCATTAGTGTCCACTGGATGTGATAGTTATGCCAGTTGGGATCCGAGATTTAAAGACTTGAGTCCTATGCTAACTAGTGATGCTATTGCAGATCGAATTGCAGAAATTATTCCGCACGGTGAGTGGCGGGACGAACACTTGGTCATTACAGGTGGTGAGCCCTTGTTGGGCTGGCAACGTGCTTATCCTGATCTGCTAAATCATCCTAAAATGGCTGGGCTTAAAGAGATCACGTTTGAAACAAACGGTACTCAAAAGCTAACACCAGAATTTGCCAGTTACCTGCATACATGGAAATCGCATCATGACAAAGATTTTTGGAGAGAGATCACATTTAGTGTAAGTGCCAAATTGCCTTGTAGTGGAGAGTCTTGGGAAGATGCAATTAAGCCAGAGATTGTGTGCGAGTATGAAGATTATGGCACAGTATATTTAAAATTTGTTATTGCTACAGAACAAGACTTTGCCGATGTTGAATGTGCTGTTGCCGCTTATCGTGCAGCTGGATTTACAGGTCATGTATACTTGATGCCAGTCGGCGGTGTAGAAAGTGTCTATGCAATGAACAATCGTACCGTGGCAGACCTTGCTATGAAGAACGGACTACGGTACAGTGATCGATTGCAAGTGCCGTTGTTTAAAAATGAGTGGGGAACATAATGAGTTTTATTAAAAAATTATTTGGCATTGATAAAATTGAAGCAAATCTCGCAGCCGCTACTACGCTGTTGCAAGAGGCAGAGGCAGCAAAAGCAGAAGCAGAATTGGCTGCGACAGCCGCTAAAGAAATAGAAGAACTAGCAAAGGCAAGTCCAAAAGAACGTGCTACTCGTAAAAAAGAACCGTGGGTAGGGGTATTAGAAACTCATGTTAACAAAGATAACATCCGCAATGGCTTTTTTGAGCTTGACTGGAATGACCTTTTTGTGTTAAAATTAAAGCAAGAAGGTTACGGTGAGGACGGTGATAAAGATGAAGAGATTGTCGATCGTTGGTTCCGTGAACTTTGTGCAAATGTCGTGATAGATGGCGACTTTGGTGGCCCTGTTAACACAGGTGTTTTAGATATCGCAACAGTAAAGAAGAATAACTAATGGCTACATACATCCTAGT